CCAGAGAACGCCGACGCGCTGGACCTGCTACACCAGTGGCAGAGCGAAGACCCAGCATACGACCGCGAGGCGTGGGCGCGGCTGACCACGGCGATAGACGACAACCGCTTGGGGTATCGGGCGAGGGTGGATGCGAGTGACTGAGCGGGACGCCATCACGTTCGATGCCGTGATACCGTCCAACATGAGCGCGTTGCGCATTCACGGCGAGAGCGGCATGCGCATCACGCTGGACGTAGACGAAACCAACCTGCCCGAGGCGCTCAAGCTGGTGCTGTGGCGCGAGCGGGTGCTGAGAGTGACGGTTGAGCCCGCCGTATCGAACGGCTAGGGTTAGGTGAAAATCCGTGACGCTGGACGACACGAACCGAGAACTGGGTGAGATTCTGCGAACGCTGTCGCCGGAGCAGCTACGATTCGTGGCGGCCAGGATGTATGAGCGTACAGATGCGGCGGGAGCCCGTGCGGCCAAGCTTCCGCCCAGTACGGTGTATGGGTGGGACAACAAAGCGGCCGTTGACCTGGCCGTGCAACTGGCGCAGCTAGACGGCGTGAACGTGGCCTGCGAGCGGCTGAAACGTCTGCTTGACAAGGCCGTTGACGTGCTAGACGACGAAATGGACGGCAAGGGCCGCAATGCCAAACGGCTAGATGCGGCTATCGAGGTGTTGGACCGCGTGATGGGCAAGGCGGTGCAACGGATTGACCAGCACACCGACAACGCGGGCGAGTTGGTGGTGAAATTTGTCTACGAAGATAGCGAAAGTGTCGCTGAGGCCGCCACACTCGACGACGCAGAGGAGCTTGATTGAGCACCCCGGTAGCCTCGCTATGTTCGCTGGGCGGCGATTCGGCAAGACCGATGGTGCCGTCTATCGCATCTATCGCAGCATGGCGCGCAGGCCGGGGCTGTACTGGTGGGTAGGGCTCACCTGGCGCAGCGCATCCATGAAGCGCGCGTGGCGGCTGACACACCAGATAGCGCGTCGCATTCTGGCCGCGCAGGGATTGCCAGAGCGAGAGCACGTCAACCGATCGAACTACGAGATTCGGCTGCCAGGGATGGGCGAGATATGGTTCCGCACTGGCGACAACCCGGCATCGCTGGCGGGCGAAGGCATCATGGGCGCCGTGGTGGACGAGTTCTCGCTTATGAGCGAGGCGGTGTGGACAGAGTACCTAGAGGCAACGCTGCTGGATCATGGGGGTTGGGCCGCTTTTGTCGGCGTGCCCAAGGGGAACAACTGGGCGTCCAACCTATGGCGGGCGGCGGGAACGCGAGAGGGATGGTTACAGCTACACGCGACCAGCTACGACAACCCGTTTATCCCGGCGGAGCGCATCGATGCAATCAAGGCCAACGCGCCAGAGCGGTTTTTCAACCAGGAATATCTTGCGCAGATCGTAGACGATGCGGGAATGGTCTTTCGCCGGGTGGCCGATGCTGCAACCGCTACCGAGCAGAAGCCCGAGGCTGGGCACCAGTACGTCGTGGGCGTGGACTGGGGCAAGAGCAACGACTTTACCGTGCTCAAGGTCTTGGACGCGGCCAGCAAAACCGAGGTGTACTCTGACCGATTCAACCAGATTGACTACGCCGTACAGCGGGGCCGCCTGATGGCCGTGTGCGAGCGCTACAAGCCATCGGCCATCATCGCCGAGAGCAACAGCATGGGCGAGCCTATCATCGAGCAGCTCCAGCGGGACGGGTTGCCAGTGATGGGATTCAACACCACCAATGCGACCAAGGCGGCGGCCATCGAGGCGCTGGCACTGGCGTTTGAGCGGGGTGACATCACGATTCTCAACGACCCGACCACGGTGGCCGAGCTGCAAGCGTATGAGATGGACCGCACACCGTCCGGCATGGTCAAGTACGGCGCGCCCGAGGGGATGCACGACGACACGGTAATGGCTCTAGCGTTGGCATGGCAGGGGGTAGAGGACAGCGGGCCGCTTCTACTCTGGAGCAGTGAATGAACAAAGACTTTGTGTACATCGCCAAGGCCAACGCACTGAAGAGTGGCGCGGTCAGCATGAGCGCCCTCGACTGGAAAACCATGTTCGGGACCATCGGCAGCGACAGGGAGCTGCGCGAGCATGGCGCGTACCAGGCCGTGGCGTGGGTAAGCCGATGCGTCAAGCTGCGAGCAAACGCGCTGGCAGCGGTGCCTGCGAAGGTCTATCGCGGCAAGGGCGAGAATGCTGAGGAGATAGAGTGGGAGTTTGCCGACGACCTGTACGACATCCTGTGGATGACCGAGGCGGCGCTACAGCTGTATGGCGCGGCGTACTGGTTGCGCGAGGAGAACCTGGTCAAGGACACCGGCTACCGCTGGCTGGCGCCGTCCACCATCAAGCCCAAGTATTCGCCTGAGCGTGGCCTGGACTATTTCGAACGCTACCTGCCCAACCAAGCGCCGCAGCGCCTGGAGCCGGTAGACGACGTGCTCTACATATGGGAGCCGAACCTAGAGGCCGAGGCTGGCCCCGGATCCGGCTGGGTCAGCGTTATTCTCACCGAGAGCGGCGTCGCCAAGGCGCAGAACGAGTTCGCCGCCGGATTCTTTGAGCGCGGCGCTATCCCGGCCGTGCTGCTATCGGTAGACGGCAACCCGCCGCCCGAGGAGCTGAATCGGCTCCAGCAGTGGTGGCGGCGGCTGCTACAGGGAAACAAGGGCGCGTGGGAGACGGTGGCCGTGCGCGCGACGGTCAAGCCCGAGGTGATAGGCTACCCGACCAGCGACCTGGCCATGCCCGAGCTGATGGACATTGTACGCTCGCAGATTGCGGTAGCGGCGGGCGTTCCACAAACGATGCTAGAGGACGCGGCCAACTATGCCACGGCCAAAGAGCACCACCAGGCATTCTACACTGAGACCATCGTACCCGAGGCGTTGCGTATCGAGGCGTTCCTGAATCGCCAGCTATTCGCCGACCAGGGATTGAACCTGGTGCTCGACTGGCAGTCGCTGGATATCTTCCAAGAGGACGAGGCCGAGCGCGCCGGCGCGTTGCGTGAGATGGTGGCAGCGGGCGTGCCGGTCGACCTGGCCATGGAAATGCTGGGCATGGACCTACCCAACGAGATGACCTATGAGGAGCTGAGGGCGCGGCTAGACGAGGAGTCGGAGCGTGCGGCCGAGCGGGCGCGCGAGATGGCTGAGAGCACGCAGCCTACCGACGCGCAGGGGCGGCCAGCGGTGCCATTGCCGCAACCGCAACAGCGTGAGGAGCTGAGGCGCTGGCAGCGCAAGGCGTTGCGAGCCGTCAAGGACGGGCGACCAGCGGGCGTGAGCTTTATCACCGACGCGGTGGCCGAGGACACGCAGGCGGTGATTCGGGAGCGGCTGAGCATTGCCGCCACCGAGGAGGAGGTGAAAGCGGCCTTTGAGCCGCCCTTTCGCAGCGTTGAAAGCCTCCCGTACCCGTGACAACGGCGAACGCGACCCGAACGCCAACGAGAAGGACGACGCTGAGGCCGAATTGCTACGCATCTTGACGCGCCGACTGAGAGCGCAGGGGCGGGACGTGCTGGAGATTCTGGGCGACCCGCCGGACCTTAACAACCTAACGTCTGCATTCTGGGAAAGCGAGCACGGCAAGCTAATGGCCGACTTGCGGCCTCGCATCGAGCGCATGGTGATGACTGGCATTCAGAACGCTGGCAACTATGTGCCTATCGTGTGGGACGTGGCGGTGATTGCCAGAGACGCGGTGGACTGGGCGGCGGAATATAGCTATCGCTTGGTGACAAACATCAATAGCAACACGGAGGCGCTGTTGCGGCGCGTTGTGAGCCGCTGGGTAGAGACGCCTGGTATGACCATCGGAGACCTGCGCAAGGAGCTGGCACCAGCGTTTGGCGAGTACCGCGCGCAGATGATAGCCGTCACCGAGACCACCCGGGCGTTCGCGCAAGGCAACCAGATTGTACAGCGCGAGTTGCAAAGCGCTGGCATCCGTATGGAGCGGCGCTGGAATACCAGCAACGACGAGCTGGTGTGCCCGGTGTGCGCGCCCAACGACGGCAAGTTTGAGAGCGAAGGATGGACAGTACCAGAGCCGCCAGCCCACCCCAACTGCCGGTGCTGGGAGACGCTGGGGGTGCGAGAGTGAGTGAGTTTGCCATTGAGGTCAAGGGCCTGGATGCGCTGATAGCCAAGCTCGACGGCACAGCGCCCAAGGTGATTAGCGGCGTCACCATGGCGATAGGCCAGCTTGTGCGGGACGCGATGGCCAAGTACCCGAAGCGCAACGCGGGGCCGGTCAAGTGGGCCAGCGCCAAGCAGCGCACATGGTATCACGCGGCTCGTGGTAAGGCGGGGCTGCCATTGCGGTACACGCGCAACAGCGACCCGTGGTCGCAGCGGCTAGGGCCGTCGTGGGCGGTCGAGCGTTGGCACGAGGTAGACGCGGCGGTGGGGACGCGCGTCACCTACGCCAAGTGGGTACAGAGCGACGAGTTCCAACAGCCGATGCACGAGGCGACCGGCTGGAAAACCGACAAGCAAGCCGTCGAGGAGGTACGGCGCAGCGGGGCGGTCGAGCGAATAGTGAGTCAGGTGGTAGACCGAGAGTGGTAACGAGGGGGCTATGAGGGTTTACATCGTTGCGGCGTCCGACTCGGAACCGGACGAGGAGCGGCGGCTACGCTGGGGGGATCACTGGTTTAAGCAATCGCTGGGGGCAGCGGTAGAGCGGCTGGGGCACGAGCTGGTTGAGGACATAGCGCGCGCCGAGGTGCTGATCCACCTGCACGGTTATGGCATCGAGCGGGTGCCAGACTGGACATACAACATTCTGTGGGTGCACAGCCACCCAGCGGCGGCCGAGCGACTGGATATGCGGCGATACGATAGAGCGTTTGGTGAGAGCGCCGAGTTCGCCGAGCACATGGGCATCGGGCACCTACCAGGCGCGAGCGACATGCAGCCGCTAGAGCGGCCCATCGAGCACGAGGCGGTATTCGTCGGCAACGCCAAGGGGCACAGCCGCCCGAGCGTGGACAAGTGGCTGGCAGAGCATCCCAACGGCGAAGGGCTGGCCGTGTGGGGCGAGGGCTGGGGCTGGTTGCCAGAGGGCGTGTGGCAGGGGCTCTACTATCCACACGAGCAGCTAGGCGAGCTGTACGCGGCGACGCGGCACGTGCTCAACGACAATCACGCCGATATGGACCGATGGCACTTTACCAACCCAAGACTTTACGACGTGGCGGCGCTCAAGGGCGAGCGTGTGCCCACGTTTGGCGACGTAGCGCGCGCGATGCTGGACGGCGTGCGCTGGCAGACGCGGGTAGAGCTGGGATGCGGCAAGGTCAAGCGACCAGGGTTTATCGGCCTGGACATCGACCCCAACTCGGACGCCGACATTGTAGCCGACGTGCGCGACCCGCTCCCGTGGGCCGACGGCGCGGTGGACTATATCGTGGCCGACAACCTGATGGAGCACATCGGCGCGCCGTTTGGCCGAGTCATGAACGAGTGCTGGCGGGTGCTGCGTCCTGGTGGGCGAATGCAGGTGATCGTGCCGAGAGCGCCACATCCAGCGGCGTTCCAAGACCCTGAGCACGTGCGGTTCTTTACACCGGAGACCT